ATTGACATTGTTGTTATTGTATGTCAATGTACCAGAGTTGACGTTGTTATTATTAAACGTCTGAGTCCCGCTATTTACATTATTATTTGTGTTAACGTTTGTACTTGTACTGGTACTTGCGTTGGTGTTATTATTAGTATTTGTAGATGTACTATTTACAGTAGATGCACTTGTGGCCGTAGATGTGCTTGTTGCCGTACTGTTACTGTTAACCGTGCTTGTGCTTGTTGATGTATTGTTTGTGTTAACCGTAGTTGTATCTTGTGCCGCTACTGAAAGTGTTAAGAAGGCAACTAAGCCTACTATTACTTTTCTTTTCATGTTTTCGCTCCATGTGAGAAATTATTTGTATATTATTTACATACAGAGTTTCTAAAATTAAACTCCGATGTTATTTTTTTGTTAGGTGTAAATTTTTTAACACCCAATAGGTGTAAATTTTTTAACACCTATCGATCGTTCTTAGGTTTGGGTGTTTGAACTCGAGCCTTAGCTTCTTTCAGCATCTTCTCTGCAATAGGGCTAGAGTGATGTGCATGTTGCTTTGGGGGTATTTTAAGTCTAGGCTTATGTTTGAACCAACTCATAAGAAATCTCCCTGTTGTTGCAAATTATTTACAACTCTAGGGAGATGATTTATCTACAGCTATTAATTAAGCAATACCAACCTGTGGACCAGCTTTACCTTGGCTATCATCAAAGTCAATGCCGCCTGTAATAACTACACTGCTGGCACCAGATGTAAGCATGTCACCTGAGTTAATAACTGTATAGTTGCCGTTAGTTGGGTTAAGAACTAAGATAATGCCAACGTTGTCAGTTTGACTGTAAATTTGATACCATGCTGCTGTTAGAATTGTTTTAAACTTTTCGTAGTCAATAGTACCATCTTCATTTGGAATGCTTGCAATCATCTCTTCGTCAAAAAACGGTCTGCCTTTTTCTGAAACAACTGCACCTACGGCAGTGATTAAGAATTCTGCCACAGCACCTTGTGGATTTACACCACGCTTGCCTTGTAGGCCCGGCGGTACTTGTGCATTAAAACTATCAAACCATTTAGGACTTGTCATGCTTGTAGGTTTAACAGATCCGGTTTCTTTCTTCTCACCAGTGCCTACTTTAGTTTTTACACCCTTAACAGTCTTATACTTAACAACTTCGCTGTAGTTTTTACCAATACTGTTAGGATCAACTCCTGCTGTTTCACATAGTGCTTTTAGTGCAGGGATAAATGTTTTCTTGCCAGCTGATCCTGCAAGCACACCACTACCACCTAAGCGGCCGCCACTGTTAGCATTTCGACTAGCTTTAACTTCAACATCGACTGGACTGCCGTCGGCGGAGACACTACTTAAATCTCCTTTGCCTCTAGATTTTGAAACAGGTTTGCAAAGAATAGATAGTCCAAGTTCTCCAGGGCCCCAGGCACCACCTCCTTGACCTGCATCTAATGCTAATAACTTATCAAATATTTTTTCATATATGTAGGCTAAGTCCGGATCGTTAATTAGTAATGCAATATTACCTTCAGACACTTCAAGCAAATCTGTAAACTCAATGATGCCTTCTTCGCATTGTTTCATAAAGTTTAAAATTTTAGGACTTTCTTTCTTAAAGTTTCTTAAGTTAGGAGGCTGATCTTTAAATCCTAAATCTTGGAAAATATTTTCTAATGGGTATAATAGTTTTTGATACAGTGCATTTGTTGTTACTTTCGGTCTCGGCGCAGGCAAGGGTTGATTTGGTACCTTTTGTCTTATTGCTTCGTCTCGATACCACGTGCGCAAGTCATCTAATACTCCTACTGCCTTACCAGCAAGTAAGTCTGCTGATTCTTTAACTTGTTTAAAGAATTGATCTACTGTTACTAGTGCTTCTGTCCCACCTGCTGTAAAAGCGGCTTTAATTTTTTTCTCACCGTTTTTATGCACATATCGCATCTCTTCGCGATACTCAGGATCCGTTCTTAGTTTATTCAACATTCGTGCTGCTATTGTAGGATCTTTTATTGCCTCGAGAGCCGCTTCGTACCAACTTTCATCACCTGGCTGTACTTCTTCGGCTAACGGCTCTTCTTCAGATTGTGGGGTAGCAGGTTGTGGTGCAGGCTGTGCTGTTGATTGCGGGGTAGCAGGTTGTGGTGCAGGTTTCTGTGTAGCCTGTTGCGATGGCTCTACTACATCTCTTAGTAAGCCTTGGAGTATACTTTTAGCTACAGAATGCACTGGATCCTCAGAAGGAACCATCTCTATAATGTTAATTAAAAGTTGTAAGTCATTTGCACTCTTACCTGTAGGTGGGGCAAACTCTAATAGGACTGATTTAAATTCACTGTATCTCATAGTCTAATATTTAGCGTATTTCCGGGAACAGGCATTCCTGAATAAAATGGCGAACATCATCTTCACTGAGCCCTAAACTGACCATAACCTTAGGAGTATGGGGGTTTTGCTTTTGATTATCGCAGTAGAAGTTTTGGTAAGACGTAGTATCTATGACAGAATCGTGTGTTTCTCCCACAGTTTCTAAGTAATGATTTACCAATATACTAGCCAATGAACTGATCTGTTCTAACTCGGTTTCGTCGCTTACATTGCCCGCAGCTATCATGTGTTGGCTAAAGATACGCTCAGCCCAGTCTGGTAACTTACGCTTTTTGTTCCATTCATACTGACCAACTTCTTCGCCAAAGTAATCAATCATAGGGTGAAACTTATCGTATGTTGGGCTATAATCAATGAAACAACCTGTAATCTTGTTTTTACCTGCTATTACGTCAAATCCAAATATAGGAGCAGGGTTTGTTGTATGGGGGAACACACAGCAGTGCATCATCCAGAGTCCTTTGGTTTGTCTAGCATCCACAACATCAACGTGAGCCCTACGATAACTGTTACTGGTCCAAACACGATTAACCCAACCAGGCTGATTAAAGCGATCCATGCCCGCTTCAAAGACCTCTGTTCCTGTTTCATTGAATTTTTTCTCTAGCAGGCCTTGAATGTTAATTAGGGTGTCCCAAACATTACTCGCCATTATACAGATCTCTCATCATAGCAATAGCAAATTCAAACGCTATTTTAGCTTCATCACCAAGATCATCAGTAAGTGTTGCACGAATAGCCCCTTTCATTGCATCGGCATTTTCAAAATCATAAAACTTGCCACTGCTAATGTGTGCTACTTGTTTCTTAATAATCTGTCCACCAAATAAATCACCCATATGGCGGCAGTATAAATGAGCTTTAATTAAATGTTTGTTTTCTGCATCATTGCCTAATGCATGTAGGTATGCTTGGTATTCTAACGTTGCAGGAGTTAGGTAACAATATGTCCCATCATCTAGTTCTAGAAAATCTGCATATATACTCTTCAGACGGGGAAGGTCTGGCATTGTATCAAGAAATCCTTGACGCTTGCAATACCATTCAATAGGATCATAAATTGCTAACAAGTTATACAGGTAATTTTTGTAATCTTGTTTTTCAATTTTGCCACCAAGTAACATTTTAGCAAATTTGGTTGTTTCTGCCTCATGATGAAGGTCTTTGGTAATTTCTCTTAAGCTCATTCTTCTTCCATTTTAATTTGGAGTGGGAATCCATTTCCTCGAGCTAGGTTAGTTGCTTCAACTGCTTTGACTTCTGCAATTTCAAAACTATACACGCCGGCAATTCCACTGCCCTCAGTATGTATCTGAATTGTAATTGCCTTGGCAGTTTCTTGGCTATGCTTAAAGATTTCTGTTAAAATACCAATAACAAAATCCATTGGAGTATGATCATCATTTAATAAGATAACCTTCCAGCGATGTGGCTCTTCGACTTTTAATTTAATTTTTTCGTCAAGTTTTACGTCTGTTGCGCTCATGTCATTCTCCATATAATTACATGTAAGGGGAAGTTTCCTTCCCCTTATTATATTACTTAACCTCTACAATGTCAATAACCCTGGCTTTCTTTTCTTCAGGGATAATGTATTCTAGAGTAATGCTAAGTACACCGTCTTTTATCTCAGCATTCTTAACAACCATGTGTTCGGCAAGTTGCCATGACCTTTCAAAATCACGACTGCTTAGACCTCTGTGTAAATATTGACGAGTAGTTGACTCGTTTGGAGTTTCGCATGCTCCACGAACTGTTAGAATCTCCTGTTCAACTTCCACTGCAATCTCTGATTTTTTAAATCCAGCTACTGCGATTTCAATTGAGTAGGTGTTCTCTCCAGTCTTTACAATGTTGTGTGGAGGGTAGTTAGTTGATAACTGATTTGCAAAACGAGTTTCAAACCCATCGAACATTCGGTCAAAACCAACAAGGGCTCTATTAAGTTGAGCTAGACTATTCGTATCAAAACGTGTTACTGTGCTATTCATAAAATTTCTCCTTTATTAAGCAAGAATCAAGTAGGGCCTCACCCGAGCACCCTACAATTATTTATAACCTGTGTCTGTGTTAATTAACTTCTGTAAACTCTGCGTCTACAGGAGTTTCATTTTTCTTAGTTTCTTCACGTTTGCTCTTAGCTTCCATTACTGGTTGAGCGGCTGCAATCAAATCGCTAAGTTTTTGTGTAATAGCATCTTTGTCTTCAGTTAGGACTGTAGTGTTAACAGCATCAATTGCCTCATTAACTTTGTCTTTCACTTCTTGTGACAAGTCTGCTTCTACTTCTTCCATATCCTTACGGATACTGTGTACTTGTGCTTCAACAGTGTTACGAGTTTCAATAACTTCACGTTGCTTTTTGTCGCTTTCAGCATTTACTTCAGCGTCTTGCACCATACGTTCAATTTCTTCTTTGCTTAGACCACTATCTGATTTAATAGTGATCTTGTTTTCTTTACCTGTGTTCTTGTCCTTGGCACTGACATGCATGATACCGTTAGCATCAATGTCAAACGTAATTTCAATTTGAGGCTGACCGCGTCGTGCTGGAGGAATACCTTCAAGATTAAATTCACCTAGTAATTTATTATGTTGTACAAGCTCACGCTCACCCTGGAACGCCTTAATAGTTACCGCAGGTTGATTGTCATCTGCTGTTGAAAACACTTGACTGGCTTTGGTTGGAATAGTTGTATTCTTTTGAATTAACTTAGCCATAATGCCGCCCATTGTTTCAATACCTAGGCTCAATGGTGTAACGTCAAGCAATAGCACGTCATTACGATCGCCTGCTAGAACAGCACCTTGTACTGCGGCTCCGGCAGCAACTGCTTCATCTGGATTAACATCTTTACGTGGGGCTTTGCCAAACAGTTTCTCAACTGCTTCCTGTACCTTAGGCATACGTGTCATACCGCCAACAAGAATAACTTCATCAATTTCACTAACATCTATGCCTGCATCTTTAATAGCAATTTTGCAAGGAGCAATTGAACGCTCAATTAGTTCATCAACTAGTTGTTCTAACTTAGCACGGCTAATAGTCACGTTCATGTGTTTAGGACCGCTTGCATCTGCTGTGATGTATGGCAAGTTAACACTTGTGCTAGCCGAACTGGACAATTCGATCTTGGCTTTTTCAGCGGCTTCTTTAAGGCGCTGTAATGCCAACATGTCTTGCTTCAGGTCTACTGCATTGTCTTTCTTAAACTCGTCAACTAAGTAGTCCATGATACGTTGGTCAAAGTCTTCACCACCTAGGAATGTATCGCCATTTGTTGACAACACTTCGATTTGTTTGTCTCCGTCTACATTCGCGATTTCGATGATCGAAACATCGAACGTACCGCCACCAAGATCGTAAACAGCAATTTTGCGATCACGCTTATCAGTTTTATCAACGCCATAAGCAAGAGCTGCCGCAGTAGGCTCGTTAATAATACGGAGTACCTCCAAGCCGGCAATTTTACCAGCGTCTTTTGTAGCCTGTCTTTGGCTGTCGTTAAAATATGCAGGAACTGTGATAACTGCCTGCGTAACTGTTGTACCAAGATAATCCTCCGCTGTCTTTTTCATCTTACGCAGAACTTCTGCTGAGATCTGTGGAGGAGCCAACTTCTCTCCATTTGCTTCTACCCAAGCATCACCATTGTCTGCTTTAACAATCTTGTAAGGCATTAGGTCAATGTCTTTCTGTACAGCCTGCTCATCGAACTTACGTCCAATTAATCGCTTACTAGCATAGATTGTGTTTTTGGGGTTTGTTACTGCTTGACGCTTTGCGCTTGCGCCTACTAGAATTTCATCATTAGCGTATGCAACAATACTAGGTGTAGTACGTGCGCCTTCTGAATTCTCAATTACTTTTGCGACTCCATTTTCAATAATCGCTACGCATGAATTTGTTGTACCTAAATCGATACCGATGACTTTGCTCATAATGTTTCTCCTTAATTAAGCAAGATTTTGTGGACACCATGTCCTATACTAAACCCTTACGGCGTTTTAGTACATAATTATTTATCTCACATTTCGTGAACTATTTCAATTGTGGACCACTGCTTTAGCTTTTGAATTTTAGCTTCTCTAGCAGCCTCAATGTTGTTAAAACTAACTTCGTCCATTTTTTGAAGAATATCAATCATGGCCATTAGGTCGCCAATTTCTTCTTCTAAATGTTGTCTGTTGGTTTTAGGTTTTCCGGGCTTGTAATTGTCCAAGCCAAATCTGTAGCACTTGCTAACAGCCTGGATAACTTCTGCGGCTTCTTCTTGTAGGATAGCCATAACTTCGTATGTTTGTTCGTCCATATTATCTCTCTCTTGCAAATGGGCTAATGTATTGCCCGGCACTAGTAGTACTTGTCTTGAGTGTTTTAAAAACATTCTGCACACCCACTGCTTGATTCCACGCATCTTCTAGGGCATGATGTTTTAGCACAGGTGGACGATTTGGATTAATACCAATGTCAAACAGTGTACGTGTGCAACGTGCTTCCCAGAAACTCCAAGGCACTGCTTTGCCAATCTTTTTAAACACATGCTCGCAGATCACAATGTCAAATGCGGCACCATGGCTCCATACACGTTTAGCACCCCAACAAAATTTGTACAGTTGATTAAATGCATCTACAATGTCAATTCTGTTGTCTTCGCTGAATGCTTCGTCTTGAGCTTCTTTGCTTTGATTAGCCCACCAAGCAATAGT